ATGAATTTGTTAAAGTAGTAGGTGCAGTAACATCACTACCACCAAAAACAAGACCAGCTGTTTGAGTACCTGCTCCAGCAGAACCATTTATAGCTGTTGGATAAGTTGCGGCTGCTGTCCAACTTGTTCCGTTATAAGATTCTACTAAATTAGTTGTTCTAGGAGTTGGATATTGATCGCCACCTGCAACTAATGCTGCTGTACTTATTCCAAAACTACCAAAAAACCCACCTCTTTTATTTGTTAAACTAGGCGCACTTGTCCAAGCAGAACCATTATAAGATTCTACAGCAGTTGATGTTGCAACTGCTGGCAACCATCCACCGGCAGCGATAGCTGCTGTTTGTATTCCTATATTATTTGATGAAAATCTTCTTTGAGTATTCATAGCACCTCCAGATGTCCAAGCTGATCCATTCCATGCATCAGTTGCTGTTGAAGTACTTGCATAAGGTCCTGTTGACCAAGCAAAAGATAAAGCAGCTGTTTGAGTTCCTGTACCAGAATTAGATCTAATACTAGGTAAAGACGCTGGTGAAGTTGTCCAACTTGTTCCATTGTATAATTCTGTTGCCGCTGTATAAACAGTACCTGTATATCCACCAAAAGCAACTGTAGCTGTTTGAATTCCAACTGCTGCAAAACCTTGTCTAGCTGTATTCATATTCCCACCCGAACTCCATACTCCATACGATCCAAGCGCCGTCTTAAACGTGCCACTAGTTGAGTTATACCAGATTTGTCCTTCGGCGTCCGTGGACGTCGGGTCGGAAGCGACGTTCTGTACGTATTTACCAAAGAGTTCTTTATATGTTGTCATTATGATACCGTTACTGTTTTAACTGCTAATTGTTGACCTGTCCAAACTTCACTTGATGTAGAAACAGGAGCTGGATTACCACCTGTTGATAATGCCGATGTTTGTGTTCCTGATCCAGCTGGTCCATATCTTGCTGAACCAAGTCCTGTTGGATTAGAAGTCCAAGAAGTTCCATTCCATAATTCTGTCGCAGTTGTGTTTCCACCTGGTGTATATCCACCAAAACCTAATCCTGCAGTTTGAGTTCCTGCTCCACCTAATGTAGATCTAGCAGTGTTCATTGAATTTACTGCAGTCCAAGTTGATCCATTAAAAGACTCTGTTGTTGCTACAACAGGAGATTCTCCCCCTGCAGAAATTGCTGCTGTTTGAATTCCAAAACCTGCCATATTTCTTTTTGCTACAGGTAAAGATCCACTTGCTGTCCAAGAAGTACCATTCCATGTTTCTGTACTTGTTAAACGAGTTCCAGGAGGATTAGATCCACCAAATGCTAAAGCTGCAGTTTGAGTTCCTGCTCCACCTGGTACTGCTCTTGCTGTATTTAAACTATTAACTGTTGTCCAAGCTGTTCCATTATAAGATTCTGTTGCTGATGTAATGGGACCTACTAAATCTCCACCAAAACCTAATGCTGCAGTTTGAGTTCCAGCATTTGCTGAACCAAGACCATATCTACCAGTATTCATACTTGCAGGTGGAGTAGACCAAGCTGTTCCATTGTAATAACGAGTAGTGGTTTGAGCTACATTGCCTGGTGATATTCCACCAAAAACTATAGCTGCAGTTTGAGTACCTGCACCTCCTGCTATTCTAATTCCTGCTGGTAATGTTCCACCAGCTGACCATGCATTAACTGTTGCATATAAATATCCTTTCAACGTTCCACTAGAACTGTTGTACCAAATTTGACCGATTTCTGGATTAGATGGATCTGAAGATACTACTTCTATTGTAGTACCACGTATTTCTTTAAAGGTTGTCATTTCAAACCTCCCTTAATTATTCTGTAATAGCCAACCTTGTGTTGCATCAACGTATACAAGTGTAAATCCTGCTCTTTCTGTTGCCACCGTTAAATCTGTTGCCGAACCTTGGATTGGGTTACCATTTCTAGATACTGTGAAATTGTTAGTGTCAAATGTTGCATTGTAATCTACAAAAGAAATAAAATCACCTAACGTTGGTGATGCTGGTAATGTACAAGTAATAGCATTTCCAGATGTGTTTACAAAATATCCATATTTAGCTGTAGCGTTGAATGTTGCTGAAGATGTAACTGCTTGCCAAGCTGCTCCACCTGATACAGTTGCAAAAGATAAATTACCAGATCCATCAGTTTGAATAACTTGATTAGCTGTTCCTGTAGCTGTTGGTAAGTTTAATGTATAAGATGCTGAAACAGTAGTTGAAGATCTTAAACCTACATATTCTCCACCTGCTGCATCTTGAAATCTTACTTCAGATCTTGTTAAAAAATTAGCTGTGCTTGAAAATACTGCATTTACAGTTGTAGAGTTAGTTGCTGTAAAATTAGTTACCGTTGCATTTGTTCCCGTTGCAGTTGTGAAAGTTACAGATCCAGACACAGTTACATTAGAAGCAAATACTGTTGAACCTGTAATATTTCCAGACACAGTTACATTAGAAGCAAATACTGTTGATCCTGTAATATTTCCAGATACAGTTACATTAGTTCCAACAAAATTAGTAGCTGTAGCTGTTCCAGATACAGTTAAGTTAGTAGCAAATACAGTTGAACCTGTAATATTTCCAGATACAGTTACGTTAGTTCCAATATGGTTAGCAGCATAAACTGTTCCTGAAGCAGAAACATTTATTGCTGATACAGTTGTTCCATCAAATGTAAAACTAGTAGATCCAGCAAAAACTCCAGCTAGATTATATTGAACGTTAGTAGTAGTTCCACCAGGTGAATTAACTTGGTCAGCTGGTAAAGCTGTTAATACAGAAGTTACACTTGGGTTTACAATAACAATATTTTTAGATCCTGTTGCAATAGATACAGTTGTAGAACCACCAGAAGAAATTACTGCTGTAGCTCCTGAATTATTTATAATGTAATAATCTTTTTCAATATTAGGAACAGTTACTGTAATAGTTGTTGAAGTTAATGAACCAGATAAAATAATTGTTTTATTTCTTCCTGCTTCATCAGTGTATGTTGTTGAAGATGAATTTGTTGTAAAAGCTAAAGTTGTAGAACCAGTTACAGTTAAAGTATAAACACCAGAAATGGCGTTATCAATTTCTTGTAGGTTAACGTTTGTGATCGCACCCCATGTACCGGAGTTTTCACCTGTTGCCTGTAGATTAAGACCTAAATTACTAAACGTACTTGCCATATTAATCTCTCCTTATCACTTTTTTAAGGTTTTGTCATTATGGAATATTGTTCCATGATTGACCCGTTGTTACATTTATAGTACCCCAAGTTTGGCTTGTAGTAGCATTAATTGTACTCCAAGTTTGACCAGTTGTAGCATTTACCGTACTCCAAGTTTGATTTGGATTAGGTGTAATTGCAGACCAAGATTGACCTGTTGTTGGATCTATTATTACCCAACCATACACAATAGGGCTTCCAGTGCCAACTGTCAATAAACTTCCAACAGGTTGTATAATTTGTTGAGTACGTATTGTTACATCAGCTACTCCTATATTTACTTGATTTCCTGTAACATAATAAGTTGTTCTAATTGTAGGTGTGCCTGTTTGAGTAATTAATCCATATCCTGTTACTGTAGCGCCTACATTTAAAGATAAAATAGGATCATTTGTAGATACCGTTACTTGATTACCACTTATATCAACATAATTTTTAGCAGTTACATTAACATTACCAACTTGTGTTGTTACACTTATTCCTGTTGCAGTAACAATAGTTGGAAGAGCAATAGTAACTTGTCCTGATCCTATTTGAACTGAAGAACCAGTAACTGGGAATATTTGATCAATTTTAAAGTTTAATATACCAAGACCAATTCCTAATTCATTTCCAACAACAGCTTCAGTAAATCCTTTTGCAGATATACTTGGATTTTGAACTAAAAATTCTAATAGATTTGTAGAAGTAGTTACGTTTGATTTTGCAACTACAGTTGCATTATCTAAAGTTAATGTAAGTTGATTTGCTGTTGTAGTAACAGTTGCTTTACCAGCAATAGTTAAAGTACCTGTAGAAATTCCAAGTTCAGCAGAAGATAAAACAACATTGGCAGATATTCCAATGACAACAGAACCTGTTTGAGTTGTTAATTGTAAATTAGGATCTGAATCAATTCCACTATAAGTACCTGTACCAAAAGTAGAAGCACCCCAAGTTGGTTGATAAGTTCCGCCTACATAAACTGTAACGTCTTGACCAAGTCCACCCCAGTTATAGGAGCTCCATCCTTCATAACCCCAAGAAGTATCTGTAGCCATAAATGTCCTATGGCAAAATTACTAAGAGATTCTTAGAACTGCGCTTGTTGAGTTAGCTGTTGGAAACTGAATAGTAAAGTCGCCGTTTGTTGAAGTCTTACTTCCACCAAAATCTAAAACAACAACAGCTTTACTAGACTGAGTTGTATTATAAATTAAACAACAAGATGCTGTTAATGTTGCAGTAGAAAAAGTTGCATTATTAAAACTAACAAAAGAAACGTTTTGAGCAACAGTTACTGTAGAATTAACTAAAGTAGTTCCACTTGCAGAATATCCAGTGCCACTTGTTTCATTTGTTGTAATATAATTTGTTGTGCTTGCAGAAAAACCAGTCACAGTTGTATAAAGTGCTAATTTAAAAGTGTTACCTGCTGTTGTTGAAAAATTATGTGTTGCTAAAAACAATTCTTGTTTAAATGAATCCGGTACTATATTTGCCATATTAATTCCTTATTAACCTTGTTGTTGTCCTTGAGGAAGAATACGGACTTCACCATCAAGGTACTCGTCTCTTCTTCTTCTACCAATTTGTTCAATACCAAAGGATTGTTTAGCCTGTTGATATGACTGTTCGTAAACAGCTATCATATTATCAGGCCCTTTGATATATTTATATGTTTCTACCAGAGATCCATACAAAAGTAAATCTTGAGCATATACAGATACATAACTTGTACTTGTAGCGCCAGATGTAATAGTAGCAGGTTGTTTGTAATATGCAATATTTATTATATAACTAGAATCTGGTGTAGGTGCTACAAACCAAGTTGTATCATTCCAAGTAGCATAATATTTAGGTTCTGCGTAATAAGTAGAAGATCCTGGTGTTGGGCTATATTCAGCTAAATAAGAACTATCTTTTTCTAATAAATTAGCAACAGTTCCACTTCCATCAATCATTTCTACATATCTAATATTTCTAAGACCTGATGGAACAGAAATAGTAGAAGTTCCTGAAATAGTTACAGCTGAAGCATATAATTTATAAGCATCAATATTTAATTCTCTGTAAATTCTATTTTCAGTATTTTGTACAATAATAGAAACAGTAGTATCAGATAACATGTTGCTATCTAACTCTGCATAGTTTCTAATTTGATCTCTTAAATCTCCGTAATTCATATTGTTTGCGCTGTTACGTTTCCACCACCAATAACTCCGTTTATTATAGCAGTTCCTGATGATGCATTAAAGGTATAATTATTAACATTAACAACTGTAATATTGTAACCAGTTGTTGTTGCAAGTACATCTGTTGTAAACCCTGAACTAGAATTAAAATTATTTAAAGCATTAACATTAAAAAATACAACTGTATTACCAGTTACTTTTTCATGATTAGGTTGATTAACTCTAATTGTAGAGCTTCCAATACTTACTACAAAAGGATTTTCTGGTAAAGCAACTGCACTAGGACCTATAGTTACATTTCTACCACCAAAATATCCTGTAGCATTTGCAGTATTAGTTAAATTAATACTGTAAGTATCTGAACTAACAGAAGTTAAAGTAGAACCAATAGTTGTATTTAAAACTGGAATAGTGAAACCATTTCCTGCTAATGCACCTGTTATAACAATAGATGTTCCAAGTTTATTACCATGTCCTGGATCATTAATTAAAATAGTAGAACTTCCTGAAATTGAATAAAAAGGATTGTAAGCAAGTTTTACTAATACAGCTGGTTCAACTCTGTCAGGTCTTGCATTTTGTAAACCTTGAGGATCATTACCTGGAACTTTAGGTTCTAGCTGTGGATGTTTAGGCTCGTATTCAGAAACGTGCACGAAGGAACCATTCCATTCGGTAACCATTTCAATATAAGGAAATCTTTGTCCTGATCTATCAGATACTGCCCAGGATTTCTTACCTGACGAATAAGTTGTCATTATAGACCATCCCCAAAATAAGTTTTAGGAGAAATGAATAAAGAAGTTCTTTGTCCATCTTCAGTTAAAGCTCTTTGTAAATCATCTTCGTAAAATAATCTTAATTCTTGAGTTCTTTGTGGTGCATGTTTAATACTTAAATAATAAGCCATACCAGAAGTTAAACATGGTAAAAATCTAAATACAACATCAGGTGTATTTGTATAAGCACCTGCATCTTCTAATTTAGCTAAATAATAAAATCTTAATTGATAATTAGTTGGACTAGCAGAATTTGAAAAACCAGATCCAGCTGTTTGATATAAAAATATGCTAGGACTATAAGTTCTTTGTACATAGTATTGAGATGGTGTTCCTTGAGATAATTTATTAGGTAAAGCTGCATAAGCAGATCTATCTATTTTTGTTAAAGAAATATCAACAGGTGCAGTAGTAACTGTGTTATTTCTAACATAAGCCTCTAAAACATCATTAATATCATTAGGATAATTAGCAGTATCAGCTGCATAATTATATTCAGCTTGTCCTAATACTAAATTAACAGTTGCAAGTTTTACTTTCCATAAATGGACTCCTCTGTTGTCCCACTCTGATAGTAAAATATTTAGTGATCTTCTTGCTGATCTTAAATGGTATCCACTTCTACTTCCATCAATACCAATACGTTCATAAGCTTCTTGAAAAAGCTCATCGATATCCAGATTGAATGAAGTAGTTCCGGATGTAGTCATTTTATTACTACTTATCTATAAATAATATCGCACTTAAAGAAGATGAATTTCCTGTTACACCAAGACCATCCACACAACCTACTGCATTATTAGAGCCATATAAAACTCCATCTTCGGGTATGTAAATTGATTGTGTTCCACCAGCTCCTACTTGAACGATGAAATATACTTGTGTATTAGTTGAAGAGCTAACAGTTGTAGCATTTGCTAAACCATTAACAATTAAACTTCCAGAACTTCCAGTTGATTGAACAACCATTCCTCTTAAACGTGTTCTACCTGTAAATGCAACAGCATTAGTACTTGATGATGCTATGTATATCGGTTTGACGTCACTTTTATAAGACATAAAAATCTCCTTGTATTTTATAGGGACCCCGGAGAGTCCCTACAAAAGAATATTAGTTAGTGTATGTTTCTTCACCAGGTTTACCTTGAGCATC